GCTTGAGCACGGTGCCGGGGTAGATCCACCAGCCGTTCGAGCTGCTCGATCTGCCGTGTTTCTTGGCGGCGGCTTCAATGGCAGCCTTGTTCAGGCTGTAAATGCCCGTCCACTTAGAGCCGTTCCCCAGCTTCACGCGAGCAATATCCCACAGCGTATCACCGGACTTGACGGTGTACGTCTTACCGGCCGGTGCAGTCGTAGTGTCGCGCTTCTGCGTGACGGTCGCTTTCTTGGTGCCGCTGCTGCTCTCGCTTTTCTTGAACTCGATAGACTTGGTATGGTACGGCGTGTATTGCAGCAATTCAATCTTTGCCATCACGTCAACGCCGTAGCTGCCGGCATCCTCAGCAAGCTCATAGCTTTCAAGGGATACCGTCATCGGCTGTGCGCTCATCAGCTCCTCACCGCTGTCGTCTATACGGATAACCGAGAACTCAAACGGCTTGCAGGCGGTCTTGAGTGATTCCAGCTTGCTCATGTAATACTGAGCAGGCTGATAACCGCTCGAATAGCACGCAAACGGATATTCCCTGTTCGGCAGCAGCGCCGAAAAGCTGATCTTGGACAGCCCCGGCGTTTTCAGGACGTTCACCTGACCCTCGTTGATGAGGTTGATGGTCTTGTTCTGGTTGCTGATCTTGATGGTCAGCGCACTCGGCGTGACCGGAAGGCGCACACCATCCATATAAAATTCATACATCAGATGTGCACTCCTTCCGCACTGGTGACAAGCGCCTCGGTGACCTTGGCTTCCAGCAGATTGACTACGCCGTCCAGATCCATCTCGTTCGAGATGTTGTTGTGGTTGACCATTTCCACCTTGATCTCGGCGGTGGTGTACTTGTTGATGACCTGCCGCTCGGCAATATCGCGCAGCAGCTTGATGTCGTCCGAGGATACGCTCACATCGTCCGCAATCTGTGCGGTGTTGTCTGCAATGTTAGACAGCAGGCCCGTTGCCGGATCGTCCGGCAGGTCAAGACCCAGCTTTTCAGAGATGCTGTTCTGGAGGTTTGCGCCCCAGTTGTAGCCGTTGGCGTAAGCCGTCGAATACTCGATCTTCTCCTTGTGTTTGACATATTCCGTCCACCCGGACTGATCCTTGATCTTCTGAATGCGGTCCGTGTAGCTGTCGTAGAACGTGTCCAGACCGCTGGTGATGTTGATCTTCACACCCGGAATAAGGTTGATGAGCTTCTCAATCGTCCTCACCATACCGCGGATGACACCGACAACATACTGACTGAGCTGCAGAAACAAAATCTCAATCGACGCAATCGGATGCTGGAACACGTTGCCGAGGAAGTTGATAAGATCGGCAATGACGTTGTAGACCGGCAGATAGAACATGTTGTAGACGAACGCGCCTGCCATCGCAAACAGGCCGCAGATCACGCCGACGGCGCTCGTTGTTTCGTTCTTCGCCCGGTTCGTGTAGTTGATATACGCCGCGATCACGCCGATGAGAATGATAATACTGCCGATAATCAGCACGATCGGGTTGAGCGACATCACGGCATTGAGCATCTTCTGCGCAGCAGTCAGCGCCTTCGTAGCCGCAGCACAGATCTTCGTCCAGTTAGCCGCCACCGCAAACAGCGCAAAGGCTGCCGCAGCCGCAAGCACCAGCGGACCGATGACCTCAATATTGTTCGCCACCCAGTTGATGGCTTCCAATAGCGGCTGCAAGGCCATGATCGCCATGTTGCTGGCCTGCGTCCAGACGTCCGACCAGGTGAGCGGAATCTCGCTGAACTTCTGGTTGGTTTCCTCCGCCGAGGACAGCAGCGCGGACTTGACGACGCTCGCCGTCAGCTCGCCCTCCTGCGCCATGCTGCGGATTTCACCGACCGATACGCCGAGGTAATCCGCAATCGACTGAATGATGGTCGGTGCCTGCTCGAATACCGAGTTCAGCTCCTCGCCGCGCAGCACGCCGGAGCCCATCGCCTGCGTGATCTGCAGCATGGCGGCGGCCTGACCCTCTGCCGAGGTGCCGGCGATCTTGAACTGCTTGTTCAGCTGCTCGACAAACGCGATCGTTTCCTGATTGCTGCTGAATGCGTCACCGGCAAGCAGACCCATTTTCGCGACCGCATCCGCCGTAGCGTTGTACGCGCCGCGCGAACGCATAGCCGACTGATAGATCAGCTCCTGCAGGTCGGCAGTGCTTTGCAGACCGTCGTTCATCAGGTTCAGACGCGCCGTGGTCTGCGTCATTTCGTCCGACATACGCACGATACCGCTCACCAGCTTGGAGCCGAGGAACGCGGTGCCCAGCTTTTTGAGCGATGCCGTCAGGTTCTCTGCCGGCGGCTGCGCCGAGGTCATGCCGCTCCGCAGCTCCTCGACTTCGCTCACGGTTCGGGTGAGCTCTTCACGCACACCCGTCAATTCACTGTTAAATTGTGCATACAGACCGGTCGGTGCGGCCTGTTCGGTCAGGCTTTGCATCCGCTCAAACCGGTCGTTGACCGCACTCAGGCTGGACGCAATACGGCTGAGTACATTGCTCATGCCGTCGCGCAGCTGGACGGTATTGGACAGTGCCATAGAACTCACCTCCCTCGTTTCGCTTTATCCAGAGCGGCCTTTTCGTCCTCATTGTACACGACACAGGACGCCCAGATAAATGCCCGTTCTTCCTTTGGCAGACTTAAATATTCGGACGGCAGGATATGGAGCTTTTGCAGGCAGTAATGCGCTGCATACGCTTCATAATCATCAGAGCCCTCACCGTCCCGAATCAGTTTTTTGCCTGTTCCACCAGATCGAGCTTGTCACCGAAGCCGCAGATGTCGAACAGCTTTTCCGTGTAGTTCGTATACTCGCCCGGTGTCAGCATGGCCGAGATCAGCTCCTCGGCGCATTTCGTGCCGTAGCTGTCCTGCAGTTCTGCATCGTTGAGGTTCGGATAAACCGTGCAGGCGGCTGCCAGCTTGGCAAGGTACAGCACGTTGTCGAATTCCTGACGGAAGCTGCCGCGCTTGCCCGGCACCTGTACGCGGTACTGGCAGTCACGGCGCAGCGTTTCGTCCTCGCGCGAGGAAATGCAGCGCACCTCCCACTCGAGCGGCTTGCCGTCCTCATCGGTGAAGCGGTCGGATACGACCAGCTTCACGTTTTCAACCTGCTTGGCGTTCTGCGCCAGAAATGCGGTAAGATTACCCATTGTACAAATTCCTCCTTATTCCATACCGGACAGTTCGGTAAACTCCTCGGGCATATCCCAGCCGTCGAACGTACCGGAAAGCTCCTCGTCAAGCAGACTGTCGCCTGCGTCGAACTTCGCCAGAATCGAGCTGTCGATCAGGCAGCCGGTGTGCGTGATGGTCTGACGGCCGGCAGACGAGGACGGGTCCTCGTTGGACACCTGAATCTCAAACGGCGTCATCCTGCCGGTCTTGCAGTAGGTCAGGAACCAGCGGCGGAACACGCTCTGGTTAAAGTGCGCCGTGCCCTTCCACGAACCGGACCAGCCGGTTGGCTTCTTACCGATGCCGGTACGGCCGAGGATTTTCACGTCCTGCGAGTTGACCTTCGCGGACGATTCAAAGCTGTACAGCTGCATCATATTGTAGCGGTTGCCGTCAATAGTGACGTAGCACTCGGCCATCGAGCCGGATACCGCATCATTTGCTTCCATAACAGGAGCGTTCAGCATGACTTTTCCCTCCTTTATTCAACGATTACCTTCATGTAAAGCTGTTCCATCGCGGAAACCGGCTGTACATGGTCCTCGACCGCAACAGACTTCTTCATGTCGCCCTGCGACACGGTGACGCTGCTGCTGTCGAAGTTCTCAATGGCGCGGATGGTCTGGAGCTGGGTGTGGTGCGCTACAATGTCGCTCCACAGGCTCACGCGGCCGCTTGCGTCGTTCTGCACCTTGCCGAGATACTTCGAGTTGAACATCGATGCAATGTCATTGGCGATCTGGTCGAGCACGCGCATGACCTGATTGGACGAGAAATCCGCGCTCTTTTCGTCCGTGACGGACACGAACGTGTTGATGTCGGTCAGCACGCGCGTCTGGTCGCCCACACGGTGGAACGTGAACTCACCCGCCTTGATCGCCTTTTCAAGCTGGGTCTGGGTGTAGTTCGTGTCGATGTCGTACTCGCCGGTG